GTTACAGTAGCATCATTTGAAACAGCAAAAAGAAATCCTAAGTTTTTTAAAGGACAAGACTACGAAAAGTTAATGGGCAAATATGACGACATATGGTAAAGAGTAAAAAATTAGATAAAGTGCCATTCAGATTTGATGCTGATAAAAGACATCAAGAGTACATCTACTTAGAAGATGGCGGCTCTGATGGTTATAATGATAACAAAGAATTTCATGGTAAGTGGTGGGAAACATTACCAGATTCAAGAGACTATGGTCATTTTGGTTTTAAGCAACCTATTGACGGTAACCCAATTAGAAAAGATGCCTATGATGATTCTAAAATCAATGGCGTAGTAAAAGATAAGTATAAAAGTTAGGAATAAAAATGCCAACATATAGATTTAAAGACCATAATACAAATAAGATATGGGAAGATTTAATGACTATATCTGAAATGGAGAAGTTTAAAAAGAAGAAACATATAGAACTGTTGCCTCCTACACAGATGAATATAGTGAGAACAACTGGTCAAATGGACTCAAAAATTGACGGTGGATTTAAAGAAGTGTTCTCAAAGATATCAGAAGCACACCCAAATAGTGCGTTAGCAGAACGCTACGGCAGTAAAACTGTTAAAGAGACACAAATAGACAGATTAAGAAAAAAACAAAAAAACCGTATCTTAAAAGGCGGTGGAAGATAAATATAACTGATACTATCGAGAAACTACAACACGCCAGAAAATGGTCACTAAGTTGAGTAGTCAATCCGATAAGGTATCATTAAAGAAGTTCCGCGGACTTCATAAAGGACATACATGGCAGACTTTGACTTTTTAGAAGGTTTTGATACAAGTGGTGATTGGGGTTTTTCCTCGGTTGCAGAGAAACCTTCAACGACTACACAATCAGATACGAAAGCTACAGAAGCTGTAGTTAAGCAATCAGCAGAATCTACTGCCAAGGCAGTATCAAGTGAAGTTGTGAGTAGACTAGAAAGTAAACTAGATCAAATTAAATCTCTAATTAGTTCAACTAAATCTGAAATTAAAGATAAGAATGAAACAGAATTAGAAATCACTAAGAAACAATTAGATGATGAGTATGATTTAAGAAAAGATAATATTAATAAAGAGATGAAAGAAAAGTTTGCTAAGTTAGAAAAACTTATCATACCTTTATTAATTAAATTAGCAAAATCACCTGAAGCATACATTCATTGGCCAAACAGAGCTGCGGTCATTGAGGATCAGGTAAAAAAGATTGTAGAAATTACAAGGGGAGCATAATGAAAGATAATTGGAATAAATGTTTAGAAGCGATATTACATCATGAAGGTGGTTATGTAAACCATCCGAAAGATCCAGGTGGCGAAACAAATCTAGGTGTAACTAAAAGAGTATATGAAGAGCATAATGGCACTAAAGATATGAAAGACCTAACAGTAGAAGATGTATCACCAATATACAAAAAGGGTTATTGGGATAAACTAAAAGGTGATGACTTACCTAGTGGTTTAGACCTATGTGTATTTGACTTCGGAGTAAATGCAGGACCTGGTCGTGCTGCTAAGTTTTTACAAACACAAATCGGTACAGTAGCAGATGGCGGTATCGGACCTAACACATTAAAAAAGTTAAATAAACATATTGAAGATAACGGACTACAAGATACGATTGAAGAATATCAAGGCAATAGACAATCATACTACGAAAATTTAAAAAACTTTAGCACTTTCGGTAAAGGCTGGTCTAGACGAGTTGATGAGACTTTAGATTTAGCGCTTGACTTTATCAAGTAAATCTGTTATACTAATATTATGAATCAAATGAACACATTTTTACAAGATAGGTACGATATGAAAACATTCAATCATGTTGATTTATCTAAGTTTAATCCTAAACTCACTTTACCAGATGTCACTACCCAAACTATACAGGGTAAACGATTTTATGTAACACCAGAAGGTAACAAATATCCTTCTATCACCACAGTTCTATCTGGAAAAGGTAATGAGGGTATTATTAAATGGCGTGAATCTGTAGGTAATGATGTAGCAAATCAAATAATGAGAAGTGCTGCCAAACGAGGTACAGCAGTTCATCAATTAGTTGAAGATTATCTAAACAATGATGAACTATCTAAACAAGATGTGCTACCTGTCGCATTGTTTACTTTACTAAAACCTGAGCTAGATAAGATAAATAATATAGTAATGCAAGAGGGTGGCCTCTATAGTGATAATTGGGGTGTTGCTGGTCGTGTCGATTGTATTGCAGAATATGAAGGCAAGTTATCTGTCATAGATTTTAAAACATCTACGAAAGAGAAAAAAGAAGAATGGATAGAAAACTATTTCATTCAAGGTTCTGCTTATTGTGAAATGTATGAAGAAAGATTTTCAGGTAAAATCGATCAAGTAGTAATCCTCATAGTCACCGAAGATGGTGGTGTACAAGTTTTTAAAAAAGATAAGAAACCTTTTTTGCCTTTACTTAAAGAAGCAATAGGGGAGTTCAATAAAAACTTTACAATCAAAAATGAGTAACACATTAAAAACAATACTAAAAATAACAATTGTAATTATACTATTCTGTTTCATTTACAACAGTTTAAATGCTAAAGATCATTGGTCCCAGGATCAATTAAAACAAGTAAGCGTACCGCTATTCTGTGGCGAAACATCATTCATGTTTCAAACATCTACTAATAAAATGGGAGAAGTGCCATTGATGGCAGGAGAAATTAGAGAATTTTCTATACCAAGCGGCGAAATACTAGGATTATTATCATTCTCATATAATGAAGAAACAAATTCAGGCACTTTAATGATGACCATACCTGCATCAGGCCAAACTTGCTTGTTAGGATATGGATTGAACTGGACTTTTTTTAATGAAACACTACTAGGTAGTAAACAAATTCTTGATGAAGATGATGAGAGTAAACAGTAGGCACCTCGGGGCAGTACCGAGCGGCTCCACCAATCCTAGATAGACCTATAAGGGGCCGAAATAGGATTGACCGCTGACTAGAAATCGCATTGGAGAGGATAGTCCAAAGACTTTAAACTAAACACAAAAGCAAACTTTAATGAGTATGCATTAGCAGCATAAGCTGTTAGGGGTTTGCCAGTACCTTGCAACAGAAACTGGCATTGCTTGACAAAGTATAAAGGATATAGTATAATAAACACATGATAATAACACCAAACAAATTTGCCTTACTAGTAGAAGATATAGTTAAAACAAAAAGAATTTCTTACATAGACGCTGTGGTACTATACTGTGCAGATAATGGCATAGATCCAGGAACAACGAAGTCTATGATTAATAAAAATCTCAAAGAGAAGATAGCATTTGAGGCACAGAATCTTAATATGTTGAAAGAAAAAACAGCAAAACTACCAATATAAAAGTGAATGGTTTTGAAGTATATAAAATCTATTTGGCAGTTAAACTCCACTTCACAAGTAAAAACCAGTCTTATGACTTTCATAAGCACAACGGCAGAACAACTGCAAGACTGGAAACATTTACTAAAAGAAGGGATAGGTATTTCTTTCATAAGCTTAGTAAATCTTATAACGATAAGTCTATTGTTGATTACTTCCTTAGTAATTTTGTTTCTAATACTAATTTATGGGTTGGTGACATCATTGGCAAAAGTGGTGATGAAACTTACAAAGAGTGGTCAAAGAAGTTAGAATCACTACAATATTATTATGAGCAAGATATAGATTATATAATAGAAAGAATGACAACAAAAGATATAAAGTTTAATGATTTGTTTACATCAGTAAATGGTCAACACCCACCAATTGTAAAAATGTTTCTAGCAAAAAAGATAAACTTTGAAACACTAATAATATTAGATGACATACTAAAGTTTACAAAAGGTCTATCATTGAGTATTACAGAGACAGTATTATGGCCTAAATTATCTGATAGAATGAAAAGATACAAACCTTTTTTGACATACAATATTACAAAGTATAAAATTTCATTACGAGATAAACTAAAGGAGATATAAAATGGCAGACGAAGCGGCAAGATTTACGGCAGAACAAGTAGTAATGGATTCTAATTTAGAAATCGGTAAATTAAAACATCTAATTGAAGTTAGAGATTATAAGATAAAAAGTTTAAAAAAACAGCTTGAAGTGCTTGACAAAAGCATCAAAAGATGTTATAATATAGTTAATGCAAAAGAAAACTAATTACTTTCTTTTTATAGTGCAAGGAAGAGGGCTTTACCAGAGGCTCGAACTTGACAGTTTAGGGGTTGTCCCCAGGTTTGTAACCTTACCAGTTATGAATCACATTCTCGACAGAGAGAAACTGGTTGATGGCGTATATAGAAATGGTATCTTGTCGCTGTCTTGTGGGTAAATCCATAGTCCCACCTATTAAGCATTATAAATAATAATGTCGATTTATACAGACACATACGAATACAATTATACATACAAGGAGATATAATATGAATACAAGTATTGCAGCGTTAAAACGCTCAAAGTCAAATCTAGATACTCTAGTCAGCGAACTAAACAAAGTTGCTGAACCTCAAAAACAATCAAACTCATATGCAGATGATAGATTCTGGAAACCAGAACTAGATAAATCAGGTAATGGGTATGCTGTTTTTAGATTTTTACCAGCAGTTAAAGACGAAGATTTACCATGGGCAAGATTATGGTCTCATGCATTTCAAGGTCCTGGTGGCTGGTTTATTGAGAATAGTTTAACTACACTTAACAAGAAAGATCCAGTTAGTGAATCTAATAGTTTACTATGGAACTCTGGCGTTGAGGCAGATAAAGAAATTGCAAGAAAGAGAAAAAGAAAACTATCTTATATTGCAAATGTTATGATTATTAATGATTCTAAACATCCTGAAAATGAAGGTCAAATTAAATTATTTAAGTTCGGTAAGAAAATCTTTGATAAGATTACTGAAGCAATGAAACCTGAATTTGAAGATGAGAAACCTATCAACCCATTTGACTTCTGGGAAGGTGC